GAAACGCTTGATCGTGAATATGCCGCCACGTCATGCTATAATGACCAGCATGAAGATACCGACGACGCAGGGCTGGAAGACCATGGCTGACCTTCAGGTCGGTGATTCGGTGTTCTCGGTCGATGGCTCTCCCACCAAGGTCCTTGGAAAGTCGGAAGTGTTTCACGGCAGAGTGCTTTACCGTGTGACCTCGGACGATGGCGCGTCATTGGTGGTGGATGGAGAGCATCTCTGGACTGTGAGGCTTAATCGAAAGCGCGGGGTTTATCATGACTACACCACAGAAGCGTTGTGGCGCAGGCAGCACGGCGAGGTCTTAAGAAAGACGCGCGGAGGCAAGACAGAGTTTTTGAAGGGCAAGCGAGCGATACAGGTCCGGCTGCCAAGATTGCCTGACATGGAGCCTGTTCAGTATGCGGAAAAAGACCTTTTGGTTGACCCGTATGTGTTGGGGGTGTGGCTTGGCGATGGGTCAAGAAACTCAGGCGTTATTACGTCGGATGATAAGAACATAGCGTTTTTGCGCCGGGAGTTTGAGCGCCGTGGGACAAGGACCACGGACCAAGCAACACGGAAGACCTTTGGCACGCTTGATCTTCAGGTAAAGCTTAAAGCGATCGGTGTGCTTGGCAATAAACATATCCCAGAGCGTTACATGCTTGGGTCGGTAGCACAGCGGCTTGATTTATTGCGCGGGTTGATGGATACGGACGGTTGTGTGAGTAAGAAGGGTCAGTGTTACTTTACTCAAAGTAATCGGGCCATGGTTGAGGATGTGGCGCAGTTGATCAGGAGCCTTGGCACGAAAGCCTCGGTCCTTGAGTCAGAAGCCAGGATTGGCGATAAGTCGTATGGTCCGACGTGGCGCGTGTCGTTTTATCACAGTGATTGTTGTTTGTTGCCTGGAAAGCGCGAGCGTCTTTTGACGAACGAGCGGACCTTTGGCAGGTACATCACGGTTGAAAGATTGCATGAGACAGGGGACACGCAGTGCATCAAGATTGACCGTGAGGACGGGCTGTTTTTAGCAGGCGAGGGTTATCTTTGTACGCACAACACCAAGAGCGAATTCGCCTCTTACCTTTTGCCTGCCTTTGCCATGGGCCGTGAGCCAAGGTCCAAGATCATTCAAGCGACGCACAATGGCGAGTTAGCGGTGCGTTTTGGCAGGAAGGTCAGAAACCTGATGGACACTGATCGTTATAAAGAAGTGTACAGTGAGGTGACCTTGCAGGCCGATTCCAAGGCAGCGGGACGCTGGGAGACCAATGCGGGCGGGGAATATTTTGCCGTCGGCGTGGGTGGTGCGATGACAGGGCGCGGTGCGGATCTTTTGATTATTGACGATCCGCATTCCGAGCAGGATGCTTTGTCAGAGCTTGCTTTGGATAATGCCTGGGAGTGGTACACCTCGGGGCCACGGTCACGTTTGCAACCCGGAGGGGCGGTCGTGGTGGTGATGACGCGCTGGGGGATGAAGGATCTGACGGCGCGGTTGATCAAGGCGCAGGTCGAGCCTAAGTCGGATCAGTGGGAAGTGATTGAGTTTCCGGCGATCTTGAATGAGCATACGGAAAGCGAAAAGCCCCTTTGGCCAAGCTACTGGAGCCTTGATGAGTTGCAAAAGGTCAGGGCGACTTTGTCGGTGCAGAAGTGGCAGTCGATGTATCAGCAGCAGCCCACCAATGATGAGGGGGCGATCTTAAAGCGTGAGTGGTGGAGGATCTGGGAGCATGATTACACCCCCGAAGTCGAATATATTATCCAGAGCTATGACACTGCATACAGCAAGAAGGAAACTGCTGATTACTCCGCAATCACTACCTGGGGTGTATTCCATCCCAGCGCGGACGACGGACCTGCCATTATTCTCCTCGATGTTAAAAAAGGCCGTTGGGACTTCCCGGAACTCAAGCGAGTAGCGCGGGCGCAGTACGATCACTGGAAGCCGGATAACGTGTTGATTGAGGCAAAAGCCACGGGCACGACCTTGCAGCAGGAGCTAAGGCGCGTGGGCATTCCGGTGACAACCTACTCGCCTGGAGGAAGAAAGAAGAACCAGGATAAGATTGCCAGGGCCAATGCGGTGGCACCGGTGTTTGAGTCGGGGATGGTTTGGGCACCGCAGACCAAGTGGGCCGAGGAATTGATTGAGGAGTGTGCGGCGTTTCCCAAGGGCGATAATGACGACTTGGTGGACAGTACCGTGCAGGCCATTAGTCGGTTCAGGGCCGGGAACTTTGTCGCATTGGACGATGATGAGGCCGATGAGGCAACGACCCAGCTTGAGTTTGAATACTATTAATCAACGCGCTTGCGCGCCTCGCCTTGCTAAGGCGATAATCAAGCCTACCTTAACCCTGGCCAGGGGACATGATGAATGCTAGACAGATGTTTGCACGCTATGCCCAGGGTGGCATGGTCGATGAAGTGGGTGCGTTGCGCGCTAATATGGGCGGTGACGTGAGTAAAGCGCGCCAGATGCTTCAGAACTTGCAAAGTCCTGTGCGTCGTTTTGCTGATGGGGGCACGGTCACTGAAGAGGATAGGGCCAAGGCTCTTAATAAATACAACCTGTTTGGTAGTCACGTAACAGCCCAGCATTCGGATGCGCAACGCGAGGGGTATTTAAATCAATATGCGCAGGAGTACGCAAACGCTCGTGCTGCGGCTGCCGCTCCCCCGGTATCAACAGGCCTTCAGTTTGTGAGGGACAATCCCGAGATATGGGGCACGGGCCAAGCAGCAGAAGACAAGTACTACGCCAACATCCGCAATGTGCTCAATACCCAGGGCAACCAGATGACCGTGGACGAGATGCGGGCAGAGGCAGCCAAGTACGGTGTGTCGGATCAGGATATTCTTAAGGCGGTGTCCACGGGCCCTGATCCTTACTCCGCTGCTGCACAGTATGCGTTGTTTCACAAGGAGATTGGTGCAGAAGGCGCACCCGGACGGGGTGTGGGCGGCCTTGAGGGCATGTCCGCCAACATTAATGCGGTGCTGGATGCCACGCGACAACAGGCATTAGCAGGCACGTTGACCAAGCCGCAGGTAGAGGAGTTTATTGCGACACACATAAGTCCAGCCGGTGGATTTGATGAGTCGGATCTTGTGCGTGCCACGGGCAAGACATCTGCGGAACTGTTGGCTGAGATGCAGTTTAAGGAACCGGTGGTAGTCAAACAACCAGTGGTAGACACAAAACCGCTCATCTGTCCAGAAGGATATGAACCCAACGCTGCTGGAACAGCGTGTGTACCAAAAGTGACCGTACTGCCTCCCACAGACCCACTGCCTGAGCTCACGGGAACTTTTACAGCACCCACGGCTCCCCTGCCTGAAGCACCCCCACCTGCATTGACCGCAGGCGCAGAGGGCCTTGATCCTGGGACAGCGATTGTTGGAGCAACGCCCACGGACACACGGGTAGCTAAGGTCACGGAAACGGCCATCAATAAGATCCCCGAAAGCGAGCGCGTCAAGATTCCGCAGTTGGATACCGAGTTCCGGGCCTCTGCACCAAGGACCCCGATCTACGATCGCTTTGGTCGGATTTCGGGCTATACCTACACCCCTGCTGCAAAGCTGACCCCTGCCACAGGGACAAATGTATTTAATTTTGTACCCCCTGGGATCACGAGCCGCCCACGGTCCTTGCTTAATCTGGGCGATGTGCCGGGAGTCACGGTTGATCCTGTGACAGGCCAATTGCGTATGCCCTTGTCAGCGAGCCAGCAGTTTGCACGGGATCGTTCGGAGTTGGATAACCAGTTCAGACAGCTTTATGCACGGGTAGCGGCAGGCGATACAAGCCTCCCGGCCCAAGCGCCCGCAGGAGCGGCAGCGGCGTTTCGTCAGTTTGCCATGAGCGATCCGACGCTGTCAGCGCAATTGCGGATGCGGGATATTGAGCAAACGCCCACGGTCAATCCCACCGCAGCCATGACCGCAGCGCGCAGTCAGTTTGGTCAGGCCCCGTATGCAGCGGCGCTCACTGAGGCGTTTGACCCGTTCCTGGCTCGCAACCGTGCAGCACTCACCGCGCTTGCCCAGTCCGCCACGGCACCGAAGAGTTATTCGGAGATGTACCCCGACATTGCAGCGGCCTATACCAAATTAAGTGATAAGGACAAGGCCAAGTTCCCTACGCTACAGGACTACGAGCAATATCACTTTGACACCTACGGGAACAAGGAGGGGCGTATGTCGCCCTTGCAGGTCATGGCAAAGGCCAACCCCCTGCAAAGTCCTTACAGCATGGCGTTCCTTAGCAAGGGCGGTGAAGCAAGCACGGAGGATTTCATAAAAAAGCAATCGGGCGGTGATGTTTCACGTGGAACAGCATCGCCCGAAACACGAGGTGTGTCATCGCTTAAAGGTTACGGCGAGGGCGAAGAGGCCGCCGACATACGTCGCTCCGCACGCGAAGCTCTAAGGGGTCTCGTGGGCCTTGAGCCTTTTGACCCGACTAACCCAAGCGAGGCCTATCGAATCGCGTCTACACCTACGCCGCTTACCATGTTGGGTGCAGGTATGGCCAAGGCAATCCCGGCAAGTAAGCGGTTGTTGATGATGCCGTGCTGCGACATGAAGGGCGACGTGCCTGCCGCAGCCAAACAACTCTACAAGGGAGTGTTCTACCAGACCTATAACAAACAAGCTCGCCCTGGAGCAGAGCCCAACATGGTGATCCTGTCGGCCAAGCACGGTTTTGTGGAACCGACTAAGGAGATTGCTCCTTATAACCAGAAGATGACCACTAAACAAGCCGATGAGCTATCAACCAATATCCGATCGTCCTTGGACCAAGTGCAATGGCCCACGGGCATTGAAGAGGTCATGTTGGTAGGGGGCAAGGAATACCAAAAGGTCATGCGTGCAGCAATTAAGGAGCTTCAGGACCAAGGTAAGGTGTCGCCTGACGTGATCATCAACGCGACCAAAGGCGAGATTGGTGAGCAACGGTCCCAGCTGGGTAAGTATTTGCGTGAGATACCGGAGCAAGAGCCTATTGAAAAACAAGACGGTGGCGAGGCTACTGTCGAGGAATTTATTAGGAAGAATGTTTCACGTGGAACATCCGAAGTCCCTCAACTCGATGCTGAGGGTCGGTTGATCGATGAGAACGCAGAAATGCGCTCGGAGTCACAGCGCATGCTCAATCGGCTAGCGTCTCAAAGCAAGTTGCCCCCTGGTTTGCAGCGCACGATCCAAGGCGCTCGGGCAAGGCAGGGTGAGTCGTTGATTCCGGCGGCGGTTCCTGCAAGGGATGTGATGGCCGGGATGTTTGGCGCACAGGCCATGAACCCCGGATCAGAAGCCTACCGCACGGGGCAGGCCTTGGCTAACTCCCCTCCTGTTGAGGTACTCAAGGCCCCGGCAAAGATCGCCTCTGCCGCTGGCGACGCCGCCACTGCATTAGCGTCTCTGGGTGGAGCAGGAGTCATCAAGCCCAAGGGTGGGAATTGGCTCGCTGGGTCGGTTGAGGAGTCGCTGAAGTCGCTTAAAATGACACCCTGGCTTAGCGGCGAGATGATCAATAACGTGGCGGGTGAAGACCTTTGGAGTCGTATAGTTGCCCAAGGTGGCCACAGAAATCCTCACGAATGGCTCAGTCGTAATCGTCCTGACGTGTACGAAAAAATCATGGCTCCTGAAGCTATTGCTCTCAACAAGTGGGTTGACACCAAACTCACCAAATACATAAAAAATGAGATGGGTACGCCCGAGGATCCCGTTCGGGCGCTCGCGGAGCGCGGCACGCTGCACTTTGAGCCGCAAGATGTTCCGAGACCTATGGGGATTAGCTCGGAGAGCCGAGTGTTGCGCAAAAACAGGGAGACGGGAGGCTACCCAACGGAAGGTGTAGGTAAGTCCAACCTCGCCAGGGACTGGGAGGCCTTGTCAGATATGAATATTAGTCCGCGCACGGCAGGCGAGCAGCTGCGGGCCGAGTATCCATACAATGCAGAAACGATGCCTTGGTTAGAGAAGCTAGACCCTAAAACATTGGTTTATAGCCTTGATCCATATTCAGGTCTCGGTTTTGATCACATGATCGACGAGCTAACCAACGCTATGGCTCCACAATCAGGCTTACCAGAGTCTTTGCGTATACAGCCCAAAGATCTTGAGAAAATTACTGTACCGCAAGCTGTTGAGAAAGTCGCCAAGATTAATGATTGGCGTGCCAAAGAAGCTGCTAAAGCTGAACGCGAAGGTATGCTCCGCAACTTGCAAGCTACACCCAGGCTCGCCGATAACTCGTTGCAACTTTCATTTGTTGACAAACCTGGAGGCTCTTGGGTCGATATCCCTGAGACCACCGACCCAAAGGGCTTAGCACTTTGCACCTCCATCGGCAGGGCGGGCGGTTGGTGTACGCAGGGTGACTATCTTGCCGAAAGTTACGGCTCGGGCGAGCATAGACTCACGGCACTTGTGGATGCCGAAGGTCGCCCTCATGCGCAGGCAAAAATCACGGAAAATGACTGGCCTGTTTCCGGGGAAGGGTTTACGCGTTTGGACCCGCAAACTAAAGCGCAATATGGCCAGTATGTACGGGAGTGGCGGCAACGCAATCCAGAGGTTGAAGAGCTAACAGACGACGACGTAATTCAAGCACTTAAAGAGGCGGGCGTTAAAGGACCGGCTCCTGATATCACGGAGCTTAAGCCTCCCGGCAACGATTTTGATAGCTCACGCGCCCTAGAGTATGCCAAGCGTGACCCTGACTATAAAGCCAAGATTACCGACTCCGTCGTCCGATTTTTGAATAGCGGCGAATGGGGCGACGTTAGGGACTTGCGTCTCTACGATATTGTTGATTTAAAGCGCGATAATATAACGCTAGACGGCTATCTGCGCGGTATTACGGGGTCGCGGTCAGGACGAGCGGTGCTTGATAAAGCGCTTAAGGCTCAACCCACGGCCCCACGCTTCATGACGTTGGACCAGTTTACCAAGTTCCTCGGCTACAAAAACGGTGGCGAAGTCAAACTAAAACACGGTGGCCCCGTTGACAAAACAACAGCATTCATCAAAGCTCACGCTTGATCCAAGGACCTAGCATGCCCATCGACAAAGCCCTCTACGAAGCCCCGAAGACATCGATTGAGATCGATACGGAGGACATGCCCGAGATCGAGATCATCCTTGACGAGGACGGTGGGGCGACGATCGAGATCGGGGAAGATAGCAACGACGGTGTTGATTTCTACGACAATCTTGCACAGGTCCTTGATACGGACACCTTGTCCAAGATCGCCATTGACCTGTCTGCGCTTTTTGAGGCGGATAAGTCAAGCCGATCTGATTGGGAGCAGACCTATGCCAAGGGCCTTGAGCTCTTAGGCATGCGCTTTGAAGAGCGCACCAAGCCTTTCAGAGGTGCGGCAGCGGCAACGCACCCCTTGCTTATGGAAGCGGTGGTCCAGTTCCAAGCGCAAGCGACCAAGGAACTCATGCCTGCGGGCGGTCCCGTGCGCACGGAGATCCTGGGCAAAGAGACGTTAGACAAGTTCCAGCAGGCAGGACGCGTGCAGGACTTCATGAACTACCAGATCACGACCGTCATGAAGGAATACACGCCTGAGTTTGATCAGGCGATGTTCTATTTGGGCTATGGCGGCTCGGTGTTTAAGAAAGTTTACTTTGACGAGCAACTGGATCGCATGGTGTCCAGGCTTGTGCTGGCCGATGACGTGTTTATTCCGTACTACGGATCAAGCGTCATGAGCCAATGCCCACGGATCACGCATCGGATTGCGATGGATTCCAACGAATACCGTAAACGGGTGGTAGCGGGTGAGTATTTGGATGTGATGGTGGAGAGCGAACTCTACCCAGCAGACGCAAGTCAGATCCGTTATCAGGTCGATAAGCAAACGGGTGTGGTGGAAACCGGCGCGCCCGAGGAAGTTTTCTTGCTTGAGTTTGAAGTGGACTACGATCTGCCTGGATTTGAGGACACCAACGACAAAGGCGAGCCCACAGGCATCAAATTACCCTATGTGATCACGCTTGATGAGGGAACCAAGCGCGTGATTGGGGTCAAACGCAACTGGAAAGAGGACGATGAGCGCAAAAACAGGCGCAATTACTTCGTTCACTACGTCTTAATCGAGGGCCTGGGGTCCTATGGCCTTGGTTTTGTGCATTTGATTGGTGGTTTATCGAAGACGGCCACGGCTGCATTGCGTCAATTGCTCGATGCAGGCACGCTTTCGAACCTTCCAGCAGGCTTCAAGGCCAAAGGCGCACGGATCGCGGACCAGGACAACCCGATTCAGCCTGGGGAATGGCGCGATATTGATGTGGGCGGTGCGGAATTGCAGCAAAACATGCTGCCACTGCCTTATAAAGAGCCTTCGCAGACGCTTTTTGCCTTACTTGGGTTCTGTGTGGACGCCGGAAGGCGTCTTGCCAGCATCGCCGACATGCAAGTGGGCGAGGGCAACCAGATGGCGCAGGTTGGAACCACGCTTGCACTGCTTGAACGTGGCACGCAGGTCATGTCAGCCATCCATAAACGCTTGCACTATGCGTTAAAAGAGGAGTTTGAGCTGCTGGCCGAGGGTTTTGGCATGTATTTGCCAGACGAGTATCCCTATGACGTGCCCGGAGCGTCGAGAAAGATCAAAAAGTCGGACTTTGACAACCTTGTGGCCGTGCAGCCCGTGTCAGATCCCAACATTTTCTCGTCCGCCCAGCGATTAACATTGGCACAGATGCAATTGCAGATGGCGCAGACCGCGCCGCAGATGCATAACCTCTATGAGGCTTACTATCGCGTCTATACCGCGATGAATGTGCGCGATATCGACAGCATCTTGAAGCCGCAGCGCACTCAAATGCCCAAGGACCCCGCGCAAGAGAATGCCGATGTCCTTGATGCGATGGAATTGAAGGCTTTTGCAGGCCAACAGCACGATGCGCACATTGCAAGCCACTTGATGATGGGTTTATCGCCCATGTTGCAGGCACAACCCATGGCGGCGATGACTTTGCAAAAGCACATCCTTGAGCATGTGCGCTTAAAGGCTGAAGAAGCGACCGAAGCAGAGCTTTTCATGGCCTATGGCAAGGATCCAGACCGCATGGTGTCTGATTTACAGCGTGAAGCCATGGTGGCACTCAAAATTGCCATGTTCATGCAGGAAGTTCGTGATCTCCAGAACCAACTCATGGGCAACCAGGGCCAGGGCCCTGATCCGTTGGTCTTGTTGAAAGAACAAGAGCTCCAGATCCGCGCACAAAACGATCAAGCCCAACAGCAGATCGATCGCCAGCGTCTTGTCATGGAGCAGCAGCGCACCCAGGCCAATACCATGGCCAATCAGGCGCGGATTCAATCGCAAGAGCGCATTGCTGCCGAGCGCGCATCGGTTGCGCGCGAGCGTGCAGACATCATGGAGCAAAGTGCCCGCCGCACGCAGCAGATTCAGTTAGCCAATCAACGGAGGAATCGCAATGCCGCTTAAACAAGGCAAAACCCAAAAGGTCATCTCGGGCAATATCGGCGAGATGATCAAGAAGTACAAAGAAACGGGGGCCATCGGCACCAGCAAGCCTAAGAACAAGGGCGAAGCGATTAAGCAGGCCGCTGCCATTGCTTATAGTGCTGCTGGGAAAACCCGGAAGTTCAAGGCAGGCAGCACGCCTGCTGGTGTGCAAGGTCCGTTTATGACGGTCAAGAAAAAGGACGGCAATCGTCCTGTGAAAATCTACTAGGAGCATCAATCATGGCTGAAGTAAAAGAGCAGCGTTTTCCATCTCTTAACGATGTAAGAAGGATGGAAAAGGAAAAGGCAAGAATGGAAAAGGAAAAGGCAAGAATGGAAAAGGAAAAGGATAAGGATGTTTACACCGAAGACAAAGGTCCTCCTCCTTCGCCTCCTGATATGGCAACGGTCAAGACAATGGCTAAAGGCGGGTTTGTTACCACCCGTGGCCAGGGCAAAGTGATGCGGACGAAGAAAACCCGCATTTGCTGATGCCTGCCCTTCGGGTGGGGGCCAAACCACCTGCTTTTTCATGGACTGTGACCATGCTTGACTTAGTCGAACGCATACTGAGAGAAATTAGAACACTACGTGAGAGCACGGAAGGACTCGTGCTTAACGGATCGGTTCCTGATATGGAACGATATCGTTTTCTGATGGGTCGCTTAGAGGCACTCAAGCTTGTTGAGGTCACGGTTAAAGATCTTTTAAACGAGCGAGAGGAGAATCTCTGATGGCATTGACGGCACTTGAACAAAAGTGGCAGGAGCAAGAAGCCCAGCGCAAGCCCGCGTTGGACGATGCTTACGACAAGGAAGGCAACTTCGATCCGCAGTTGATCGAAGGCTCGGTCCTTGATCGGTTGCCCAAGCCTACCGGATGGCGCATCGCTATCCTGCCGTATCGCGGCGCACAAAAGACTAAAGGTGGTATCGCCTTATCCGATGAAACCCAAAAGCGCACGCAGCTAACCACCACCGTGGGCTACGTGCTAAAGATGGGTCCTTTGGCTTACTACGACCAGGAGAAGTTTCCTGATGGCGCGTGGTGCAAGGAAGGCGATTGGATCATCTTTGGGCGCTATGCCGGTGCCCGTATCCCGATTGATGGCGGCGAGATTCGTTTTATTAACGATGACGAAGTGCTCGGTGTGATCAATAACCCCCAAGATATCGTCCACATGTAAGGAACGTCCCATGGCCAATGAACAGTTGGAATTCAATTTAGGTGAAAACGAGGAGCCTGCAACCGTCTCGATTAACGAAGATGGCACGGCAGAGCAACTCGAAAAGCCGCAAGCCCCGGTGGTCGAGACGCAGCAGACCACCAGCCACGACCTTGATCAATATAGCGACAAGGTACAAAAGCGCATCGATAAGCTGACCGCTCGCCTGCGTGAAACCGAGCGCCGTGAGCAAGAAGCTATTCGCGTGGCGCAAGAGATGCAGTCCCGTATCAGGGATGCCGAGCAACGCTACGTCTATGCCGACAACCAGCGCATGGGCGAGGCCAAGGGTCGCATTGAAACGCAGGTCCTGGCACTCAAGCAGATCGTAAAGAAGGCTCGTGAAGAGGGTGACGTTGACACTGAGACCGAAGCCAACGAGCGGTTAACGGCCATTCTTGTTGATCAGCGCCGTTTGCAAGATGAAGCCGAGCAGCGTCAGGCCTATGAACAGCAGCGCGCTGCTCAAGCGCAACAGCAACTAGCCTATCAGCAGCAACAAGCGGCACGTCCTCAGCAGCCTCAACCCGATCCTCGCGCGGAAGAATGGGCCGAGAAGAATGAGTGGTTTGGCAAGGATGTGGCCATGACCGCAGCGGTCCGGGGCATCCATATTCAGCTTGTATCGCAAGAAGGTTTTGATCCGCGAGGCGATGATTACTACGAAGAGTTGGATCGACGCATCAAAGACGCCTTCCCACATAAGTTTCGTTCTGATAGTATGAACCGTTCAGCCAACCGTCCCGTGCAAACGGTTGCCCCTGCGTCACGCTCTTCGGGTGTGAACCAAAGCGCACGCCGCACTGTGAAACTGACCCCGAGTCAGGTCGCAATTGCCAAAAGACTAGGTGTTCCGTTAGAGGAATACGCAAAGTACGTGAAGGAATAAACCATGGATGAGCAAACACAAGACGTTTCTGCAACCGCGTTGCCGAAACTACGCCGTGAATCACGAGCAGCAGTGACTCGTGAGAAGACTGCGCGCCGTAAGCCCTGGGCACCTCCTTCTAAATTAGACGCTCCTCCGGCACCGGATGGATATAAGCACCGTTGGATTCGCCGCGAAACGATGGGATTTGATGACCGTATGAACGTCACAGCAAAGCTGCGCGAGGGCTATGAACTCGTGCGGGCTGACGAGCATCCTGACTTCACCTCTGCATCGATTGAAGACGGCAGACATGCTGGTGTGATTGGCGTAGGCGCTTTAGTCCTTGCCCGTATCCCCGAGGAAACCGCTCAGGAACGCAACGCGTATTACCTGAACCGAGCACGCGAT